CTTCCAATTTTCCATCAACAACTTCATTCCTTACCCCACAAAGATCTTTAATGGTGTATTCCCAACAATCGAGTTCATATTATCAGTCATACCCTTATCCACTTCAGCAATTCTGGAATATAGCATCTCATCTAGTTGCTTATTGAGTTCTTCTCGAAGCGATGTTTGTTCTGCTTGGGCTTGAGACAATAGATCCGAGGCATTAAGGGTTACGTTATCACCAGGGATTGGCACTTGTCCACCAAACTTGCCACGAACTTGACCTAGAGTCTCTTTTGAAAGGGCGAGAGAGAATCGGCGAACCCATTGTTGGCCGATTGAGTTGATTTTGATAAATTCAATGTTTTCCATCGGCATCGTATTCATGTTATTGATTCCGTTCACACCAGAATCGTAAGAACCAGTGGCATAGGCATTGTTGTCAACGATTGTGAATCTAAACCAAAATTTTTCCGGAGATACTTGTTCTGGTACCGGATATAGTTTTAGCTTATTGTCGTTAATCTCGTATGAATAGTGAGAAGTCCTTGTGTAAAGATGGTCCTCGTATTGAATTGCTTGAAGTTTGTTTTGCCAAACTGGAATTACTTGAAACGATGAATCATCAGCGTATTGTCCATAGTTATGGAAGTCCCCAACAACATTGAGCCCTCCATAATAACCATAAAACCTCCACATTTGTTGTGGAGAAATATAATAGACTTGTCTAATCTTGACTCTCTTGTTGCCCATCCCATCCCAACCATTTGATGCTTGAGATTCTGATACGATCTGTTGTAAGTCATACTCAGCCTGACCTGCAACTCTATCGAAAGAAGCAGAGTATAGGGGCTCTGTTCCTCCAATGGTGGACTCAGTAGAAAATTTATCTGCTGCTCGGAAAGCATAATCAAATTGAAACTTTGGATATTTGAGGGCTACATCATCTGTACCAGACACCGTTCCTTTGTGATCAAACGATCCTGTGGCACCGCCCAGAGCGCTTCCTAGAGCGTTTCTAGCTTGGTGGAGGTTAAGTATGTAGGAGTACTCTAGGCAAGCCTCCTCATAGTGGTTATAGACGTTCTCTGCTTTGATTTCGATATCAAGTACATCGCCACCCAGCCTCTTGTAGGTATAAGCAACCTGCGCTACAGCTCCGGTAACAAAAGCATCTGATGTATAAAATCCAATTGCCAAAGAATCAACAACATCAGTGAGGGTTCCGGTTATTGGTAGTGTAATAGCAGATTGAGTTGATGTGGGTGTTAAATCAGGGAAACTCATAGACAATCCTCCGTCTCATTAATTAGTCTGAGTAAAAAGAAAACCCCGACCAAGTGGTTCGGGGCTACTTGAAAGATTAAGAAGATTTAATCTTCGGAGTCCTTTTTTGCTTTAGTTGTCTTTTTCTTCGCAGCATTGGCTTTTTTCTTTTTGGCCTCTTCTGCTTTTCGCTTCTTGTCCGCTTCGGCTTGCGCCTTAGCTTCCTTGCGAGTTTTCTCTTCAGCAAGCCTTTTCTCCTCGGCAGCTTTTGCAACCTTTTCTTCTGCAAGTCTTTTTGCTTCGGCTTCAGCTTTGACTTTTTCTTGTTCATCAAGCATGTACCCAAGGCCGACACGACGAGCCTCCTGAGGATCTAATTCGATCCCCAAGAGTCTATGTCGACGTAATAAAAGATTTTTTCTTTTGGATCTACGACCCATTAATCACCTCTTAGGATCCGTGGAACTTGCCAATAAGCCTTGCTTGATTGGTTCTTAGTTCTGCTTTAACATACCATCTTGTTCCATCACAATAGACATCAACTGATGATCCAACGAACAAGTCATCCGCTGCATGAGTGGATTCAATAATGAATTGTGGGTGGTTGTCGCCTTGGGTTGCTAATTGGTGTGTGCCCATGGCAGTACTTCCACCATCTAGAACAATCAAACAAGATCCAACTAGTTCTCCATTTGCAACACCAGATGCTGCGGATTGAATTGTAATTGGTTTTGTATTAAAATCTGTGCAATCTTTTGAAATGAGAAACTTAAAATAAGCACCATCTTGCAATGCCGGTAATGTAATAACGATTGACCCAGCAGCATTATCGACTAAATAAAGTTCACCGGTTTCTGCTGATCCAATTGTTTTGGTGGCAGTAATTGTCTCTACTCTTTGACGACTTGCGACTCTTGCCGCTCTTGCAACTCTTGACATAATTTATATCTCCTTAAATTAATTATCTCGGGCAAGTGAGCCCTTGTTTCTTATTAAATAGTCTATACAATTAGAAAACCCCCGTTCCGAAGAACGGGGGTCTCTTTTTTTTTGTTGGTAGCCCAACTTTCAAAAGAAAGTTAAGAATTAAGCTCCAGCTTCTCCCAACAATCCACGAACGACAACCAATCCGTACATATCTGGGCGGACCATTTTCTTCGCATAACGTGTCATCACGCCTTTGCGAGGAACGAAGTCTTCCACACCAAAGATGGTAGGAGTAACTTGTAGTGGCACATATGGTGCGTACACATATCCGCTTTCAAGGAAAGAAGATCCGATACGACCAACCAAAACAAGGTTGCGTGGGAAGTAAGGATCAACGATAACGTCAAACTTACGATTCAAAGAACCAGCTTTAACGGCACCGATGTCGCCACGATCTGCATCAGCAGTTACGTTAGCGCGGAATCCAGAGGTGAACTCAAGGATGTTTGCAACTTCAGGAGAGCAAACGATGTGAGTAGCACCACCACGAAGGGTTTTTCTGTGAATCTGAGCAGAAACATCGTTGATAGTTTCGATCAGAGTCTCATACCATTCGCTAACAGTACCGGTGAAGTCAGGAGCAGCAGAAGTTGCACCAAGCTCAGCACCAGTTGCACGATCAACAAATAGACCTGGAGAGCGAGACCAGTAGTAAGTAGCAGCAGTTGCGCCATTTACAAGGTCAGCAAGAATCTCGCGATCAATTTCCAAAGCAATTTGCTCTGAAAGAATAGAAGTCAACTCAACCTCAGCATCCAAGTTGTGGTAAGCATTCAAGTCTTGACCCAATTCTGGAGTCCACTTTGCTTTCAACTTTTTGGTTTGTGCTGTGATGGCAGTTGAATCTACTTTGATGTCGATCTCAGGGATATCAACGTTTCCTTCAAGAGGGAACAAGGCTCCAGCAACAGAACCAGCAGCAAGTCCACTAGTTGTCATTGTATCTTTTACTGGAAATTGTGTGTTACCAGCAGCCAATCCAGCAGTACTTGCGGCATTAGCAAATGCTTGAGGAGTGACAGCAGTGGTTGTATACACAAAGCGAATAGCTTCATTGCCACTAGCAGCATCAGCAGCGGCGATTTTGTCAGTCAAACGGCGGATTTGCTTAGAGTTGTTGGCACCTGCTGCAGCAATACTGTTAAATAAGGCAGCACCAGTGATGTTTAAGAGGAATGGTGACAGGTTGTCAAAATCAGGATCTCCAAGAGTTGAAGTAAGATTCGCCTTGTCAACCTCAAGAACCACAACGGCAAGAGAGCTATCAGTAGTAGCCAAAAGGTCTGGATCGTATTGGATCAATTTCTTGTTAGTTTCGCTTACTGCACCATCAAGAGTGAAAGCTGCCTCTTCAATGTTTGCTGATGGAATGATCGGAGCACTTCCAGTAGCAGAAGCATATGCGTAACCGGTTTGTCCATCACGACCAGGTCCGCCAAATCCTTGACTTGCTGAGTTAACAAGGTCAACACCAGCGAGGATTTCAGAACCAACTTGGTTTGTACCATAGATTGATTTATCAACAGTGTTACCAAGACGATCTGTCTGTGATCCAGTAGATCCAAGATTACCTGAGTATGTAAAGTCAAGGAAGAAGATCAAACCAGATGGCAATGACATCGGCTGAACGCTTACAAGATCGTTAGCAATAAGTCCGGCGAATACACGACGAACGATTGGGAATGCAACAGCAGCGAAACCTTCGATTCCACCACCGGCAAGACCGGATGATTCTTTCAACAATGATTTAGCTTGGTTCTCGAGAAGAACAGCCATATTTTGTGCTTTTTGGCCATCAAGACCTTCAAGTAGACCAGTTTGGTTCCACTTGTTTAGAAGTGCTTCGCCTTCTTGTCGCATATCGCGATTGACGATGCCTTCTGTGAGTTTTTCTACAATAGACATTTTTAAATCTCCTTAAATTATTTTTTTATGCCTGCAAGTTTCTGCATTTTTTCCAAAAATGGATCAGCAGACTTGCTTTCGTTAATGTTTTGTCTAGAATTCAGCATTGTGCTTAAATTACTTCTCTTGTTGACTGACTCGCTTAGTGATTGTGGACCGCTCCTTGTAGAGTTTGATCCCACGGTAGCTTTGAGTGTCTCGAAAAGCTGCTTTGCTTCTTTCATGGACTCCGCATTTGCGATGGCTTCGACAATTTTTGACTTTTGTCGCTCATTCAGGGAGGCATCACCCAG